AAGGACTGGCATGGTCGGGCACTCACCGCCGAGGAGACCACCAGCCTTAACCTGGACAGCCTCATCGGTCGACCGGCCACCGTGGTGATCGTCCACGAGCTGTCGAAGGACGGCACCAAGACGTTCTCGAACATCAAGCTCATCATGCCGCACAAGACCGGGGAGGCCTTAAAGCCCTCGGGCCTGTGGGTACGGATGGAAGACAGGCCGCCTAAGGATGACCAGGTCACAACCATCACCCCTGACGGTTCAACCAAACGCTCGCCTGACCTATCGGCCACCCAGGTGCACGTCGGAAAATTCAAGGGCGTGGCCATCTCGGATCTGACCGACGACGCCGTCCAAGGCCTAGCCGAGCGCTGGCTGCCTAAGGCTAAGATTAGCCCGGGCAAGACCCAGGAGGACATCCAGCTCATCGCTGCCATCAATGAGCGCCTGGAGCAGATCAACGCCAAGAACCAACCAGACTTCGACGACGTGCCCTTCTAACATGAAAACACGGCAACCCTACGTTAAACTGGTCGACAAAGTTCCCGAGGTGGTGCGGATGCGCTCCGAAGGCAAGACCCTCGAGGAGATCGGGCAGCACTTCGGACTTTCTCGGCAGCGCATCAACCAGATCGAGCAGGCAGCCGAGATGCACGAGGAGATCCTGCGCCAATGGGGATTCCCGTTCTCGACCCGGACAGCAAACATGATGGATCGACTGTCGATAACAACACGCCAGGAGGCCCTCGACCTCTACAACAGCGGCCACCTTCGACCAGGAGCCGTTCGTGGCTTCGGGTGGGTCTCCTATCATGAGATCTGCGAGTGGCTCGGTGTACCGACCACACGGGAGCCGATTAACTTCCTCTTCTGCCCACATTGCGGCAAAAAGATCTAACCAACTTCCGGCAGCCTGTTGCTGCTGGGGACTCGTAGTGCCGGGGGCGCGCATCGGCCGACAAACGCGCATCAATTTCCAACCGATTCAATTATGCCAGCCAATCCAAACATCTACTTTGACATAGAGACCGGGCCTCTACCGCTCGAGCAGCTCAACATTCCGCCCTTCGACCCAACGCAGGTCAAGATGGGCAACATTAAGAACCCCGACCTAATTGCCGAGAAGCTCCAGAAGGCCGAGGAGAGCCACACGGCCGACTACATCCGCAACGCCGCCCTGGATGCCTTGTCGGGCCAGGTGCTGTGCATCGGCTACCGGGTCGATCACCAGGAGCAGAACATCCTCTGCGCCGATGCCGATGGTGAGGCCCACCTGCTGCGACAATGGTGGGCGCTGCTCAACTATTACGAGCGCCAGCCGCAGTTGATTGGATTCAACGTCAAGGCCTTCGACTTGCCCTTCCTGATCAAGCGGTCCTGGCGCCACAAGATCATGCCGCCCTACTGGTTGAGGAACGGCCGGTACTGGTCGGAGCTGGTGGTCGACCTTAGGGAGGTGTGGCAGCTTGGGGACAACCGGGCTCACGGCAGCCTCGCATCCATCAGTCGCCACCTGGGACTCGGTGAGAAGTCAGGCAGCGGCGCCGACTTCAGCCTGCTGTGGAACACCGACAGGCAGGCGGCCATCAGCTACTGCCTTCAGGACGTGAAGCTCACCCAGGCGGTGGCCGACATCCTGATGCCGGCCTACTGAGGAGCAACCATGACATGGATACTTCCCAGGCAGTTACACACATTGGCCTCTGCGCTGGATACGGAGGCATTGAACTTGGACTCGAACGAGCAATCCCAAGTCTGCGCACAATCGCTCTTTGTGAGATCGAAGCCTTCGCAATTGCGAATCTGGTCTCTAAAATGGAAGCGGGACTCATGGACTCGGCACCTATCTGGCCGGATCTTAAGACCTTCCCTTGGCAAGCGTTTCGCGACCGAGTGGACATCCTCACTGGGGGCTACCCATGCCAGCCCTTCAGTGCAGCAGGGCAACGCCGAGGCAAGGACGACCCAAGGCACTTGTGGCCCTATATCGCAGACGGCATTCGACTTCTCAGGCCTCGGTGCTGCTTCTTTGAGAACGTCGAAGGACATATCAGCCTGGGGCTGTCCGACGTCATCGAAGACTTGGCAGGAATGGGTTATCGAACGACGTGGGGCATATTCTCAGCGTCTGAATGCGGCGCACCGCACCAACGCAAGCGGGTGTTCATCCTGGCCAACCATGACAGCGAACGAGGCCAAGAATTCGCAAGGCGAGTCTCAGCTCAAGCGCGTACCCCCCCCCCTCGGCACGTCTGTGCTACTGGCCCACAGTCCAAGCCAGCGAGGTTCGACAGGGATTCCAGAACAGGAGCCGCGGTATGAAAGGACAACAGGAGAGTCTCACCACGGTGGTTATCAAACAGGCTGGCCCAGCCGTCCCGGCGAGCAGCAGTACGGATGGGAGCCGCCCAGAGTGGTTGCAAATTTCAAAATTAGAGGGGGGGAAATCTTGGATGACACCACGGAAACAAATGACCAGAGACGGGAACCAACGATGGGAGGAGGAGGAAGAAACCTTGGGAGGCAAGATCAAGTGGATCCCAGCGCATTCCAACATCGAGGAGCAGATGGCAGTCATCGGAGAGACCAAGAACGCGAAACTCAACCCCCGCTGGGTGGAGACCCTGATGGGTCTGCCGGTGGGCTGGACTATGCCGAGCTGTGTATCACCTGTGACAATAGAACGGATGAACTCCGACTCCTCGGTAACGGTGTTGTCCCAGCAACAGCAGAACGAGCCTTTAGGATGCTGATGCAAGAGCTGGACATCGACCATCCTGTCAGCTAATGAAGACCTGTCAGCGTGAGCCCTAGGAAGCGAGCGCAGGCACCACAAGAGAAACCATGTTCAACCAATTTATCCCGTCCGTACCGTGTAACGTCGCGTTGTTTCTCCGCGAGTTCCTAGCATGGTGCGTGACGGGGTCTCTGTTTGAATTATGAAAGACGACAAGAAATCTAGGAAGGCACCAGCCTTCCAACTCTACACCGACGACTTCCTAGCCGGGACGCTTGAGATGTCCCAAGAAGAGGTTGGTCAGTTCATCCGTTTGCTGTGCCACCAATGGAACCGCGGTTCAATTCCGGTTGGAACCGAAAAGCAACAGCGGTTGACCGGCGGTTGCGTTTCGGTTGACGTGTTGGCTAAATTCCGGTTGTGCGAAGATGGTTCTCTTAGAAACGAAAGGCTTGAGTCGGTAAGAACCGAGAGAGGGCTCTTCCTTCAGCAACAATCGATAAAAGGCCAGCAATCTGCAGAAAAGCGAAGACTTGCTGCCTCAGCAATTCAACCGGAACTCAACCAGACTTCAACCGAAGTTCAACCGGATACCCAACCGGATGGTCAACCGGAATTCAACTCTCCATCTCCATCTCCATCTCCTATAATTAAGATACAGGCGCACAAGCCGCCCCGTGTTCGCTTCCAGAAGCCTACGGTCGAAGAACTCACCGCCGAAGCCATCAAGATCGGCCTGCCTCTATCGGAGGTCGACAAGTTCCTAAACTACTACGAGTCCAACGGTTGGAAGGTTGGCAAGAACTCAATGAAGTCCTGGCCTGCTGCCATGAAGGGCTGGTTGTCTCGCCTAGGTGAAGCATCGGGTCTGGTTGGATGTAAAGGCGCGGCCAGCCCCGAGGTCGACTGGAGGAAATCCTTATGACCAACGACGTATTCTATCCCGAGCAGGACGAGCTAGGCATGATCGGCGCCTGCCTCACCGGATCCATCGACACCTGCGCCGATGCCTTGTCCGACGTCAGAAGCGACTGGCTGCTAAATGACAGCCTCCGACTGACCTTCGATGTCCTCCGCGGCATGGTGCAGGAGAACCGGCACCCATCGCTCCAGGAGCTTGGGAAGGAATGGAAGAAGGCCTATGGCCAACTGCCCATGCCTTACGATGCCTGGAACCAAGCTATGGAGGTCTGCCCATCGCCGGCCAACCTGCCGTATTACATCCAGGGCATCACCGAGTCGGCCCATCGTCGCCAGCTTAGAGACGCCGGGGACCGCTTAATCCGTGAGTCGGCTGTCCTGACACTCAAGCCGGATCAAATCGTCGCCAATGCCGAAGCAGGGCTCACCATCGACGTCACTCAGGAGACACTGCAAACCTCTAAGCAGGTGGCTGGATCTTTCATCGACGCAATGCAGGACAGGTTCAATCGCAAAGGCACGCTGTCGGGTATCGCCACAGGCTTCCATTGGTTCGATCACAAGACCGACGGCCTACAGCTCCGAGAGATGGCCCTCATCGCAGCCCGGCCTTCCATTGGAAAGACCGCCATCGCCATCGCCATTGCTTACCAGGCAGCCATCCAGGACAAGGTGCCGACCCTATTCGTCAGCCTGGAGATGTCCCGCGAAGCCATCTTCCGACGCATGGTCTCGACCATTGGAAGCATACCGATGCAGAGCCTAAAGTCTGGCGACCTTACCGACGGTGACATGAGGGCCATGACCGCCGCCTCGGCCAAGATCGCCAGCAGCCCCCTGTGGTTCCTTGATGGACCTAGTAGCCACAGCATCGCCAGCATCACCGCCCATGTCCGACGGGCTGTCCGCAAACACAAGGTGCGCCTGGTGATCGTCGACTACATCCAGAAGATCAAGGCAGCCGACCGCTCGGAGAAGCGCACCTACGAGGTGGCCGAGGTCAGCGGCAAACTAAAGGACATCGCCGTCCAGACAGGTGTAGCCATGCTCGCCCTGGCTCAACTCAACCGGGAAGCCGAAAAGGAGAAGGGGCGTCAACCGAAGCTATCTGACCTGGCAGACAGCGGGCAGCTCGAGCGCGACAGTGACCTGGTGGCCCTTCTAAACCGTGACAGGACCGAGGCCTCTGGCGAAGCTGCCATCATTATCGCAAAGCAAAGAGACGGCGAATGCGGCCACGTCAAACTCCATTACGAAGGCCAATACTGCCGCTTCACCGACCCATCACCATCTCTCAACCAATGACACCCTACGACCTCGACCGAGTTAAACTGCTGCACGAAGCCCCCAACCTGGTTGCCCTGGCGATCAAGCGCGGCTGGTTGTCCTACCCTCGCAGCGTCAAGCTCAGTGCCCTAGGCACACCCATCGTGGTGCTCGAGCAGGAGGAGGACTACGAGATCACCGCCACCGCCCAGGATGCAGACGTGTGTCGCAAGGCCTACGACCTACGCGAGCGTGACCTAAGCCTCGACGATGTGGCCAAGGCGTGCGGTGTTGCCCGTGGTTCGGTGGCTTACATCATAGCTAAAGGGCATGAGATGTATTTAAGGCAGCAAAGAGTGGAGCATAGTACAATAGACACCTCTGTTAAACCTGCAAATATGTAAGGAATC